AAAAATTTGATCTCGTTTATGTTTCCTGGACCGGTCTGTCAAGGTATGATGTTTGTGTAAGTTCGGAAAATAAAGAATTATTTAAAACCTGGGCTCAACAAAAATTCCTGTTTGACAAGTATTATGTTTGCACCGGAGGTGTAGGTGGGTGGGATCACCTCGATCACTCATTTGCCAACATGCTGTTTAAAAATTATCATACCTTTGTGGATCATGAACAGTTGTATTACAACAGCATATTAGAAATTGTAAAAACACAGGGCTATTTAAAAAGCCTCGGTATACCTGCATACCACACCTGCATGTTAAATCAGTTTGTTGCAGATCCCGACGTTATGACTAGACACACATGCGAGTATGGTACTAAAAGATTTCCCAGTTTACAACCATTAATTGACCAAATTGATTTTACCAATTGGATATTAGAAGGCCAACTTGGTATATTTGAAAATTGTGATAAACTACACTTACTCAGTGATGATAATTTTCACCCTAGCGAAGAAGGCTACACCCATTGGATTGATAAATTTGTTGCACGATTAAAAAACGATAAAATACTATAACAACAGGATAATAAAATGATAACAGTATATTCAAAAGCTCATTGCCCATTTTGCGACAAAGCCAAGGCATTGTTAAAACTCAAAGGCATTGTATTTGAAGAAGTGCGTATAGATCAGAGTTCTGAAGCAAGAGAATTTATCATGGGTGAAGGACACAGAACTGTTCCTCAACTGTACAAGGACGGCAAGTTATTGGTAGAAGGTGGATATACTGGCTTGGCTAAACAGCCAGCTAAGTTTTTCGAACAACTTAAAGGATAAAAATGTTAATTCAGAAAGGTTACGATACAGGTAGTATTGTGTGTTTCAAATTGGTCAATGGTGATGAAACCATAGCCAAATTGGTGGAAGAAACCGCAGAGTCTTACATACTGAGTCGGCCTTGCACAGTGGTACCCAGTGCCCAGGGCCTGGGACTCATGCAAAGCCTGTTTTCTGCGGATATAAATACTAGTATAACGCTGAGCAAGGCTCATGTAATCATGCATAGCCCAGTGGTAGACAAGTTAGAAGCACACTACATACAAACTACCACAGGTATTCAGCCAGTGACCAAAGGCGGAATTATAACTTAAATGCCAGGAGTGCCAATAGCCACCGTAGGGATTCCTTCAAGTATCCTGGGATTTCCACCACCACCGGGCGTGATAGCTCTGGGAGCCCCCACGGTACGTGTCAACGGTCTTCCGGTAGCACATGTGGGATCATTGGTCACCATACACGGAAATCCTTACAATCCCAAAGCACCTGGCTTCAATCCTGTATGCGCCGCTGCTGTGGTTGCCAAAGGTGTTCCCAATATCTTGGTTGAAGGTAAACCAGTTACCCATCTCGGGGCTGTTTGTAGTTGTGGACAACACTTTGTGGTCATAGGTTCGCCAAATGTGTATGTAGGAACAGGTGTGTAATGGCCACAGCTGTCGCACTCAATGCCACCAGTAGCATTATAAACAGCCAAGGTCTTGGTGTCAGTCCGGCCTTGCTGGCCAACATTACCGCATATCAGGCCAAACCGGCTCTGGCAGCGTTTGCCAACTGCTATATCAATGCAGGCATAACATCCGCGGTCACATCCAACATTGTTTCTCAATTAAATACCATTGGTAGCACTATTACATCTGGCCATTTCTTATTAGATTTATACCCGGGAAACGTAACCGTCACTTCAAGTGCCACGATCACACCTTGGACTGTCAATTTGGTGGTTGCCACTGGTAGTTTTATATCACATCTTGGAAAAATTTACACTACCACTGGCAATGTTTTTGGATCTTCTTTCGATGGCAACGTGATTGAAAATTGTGCTCTTACTGGAGTCAGTGGTATTATTAAAAAACAAGCCCAATTGCCATTTGCATCAGGATATACGGGATTTGCCAATGTTTATCAATTTGTGCAAGGTTACAGCCAACAAATATTTGATACTGTGAGTTCTGTTAATCTGTTAAAAAACAAAACCTATGCCGATACTGGTGTTGGATTTGCCGGTCCTGCAGATCTAGTGACCAATGGCATTGGAACCAACGCCAGATTAATTGCCAATGTGGTATCAGCCTGGGGCACCATGTATGATATCAACAACCTAACAAAAATTGGTGATCCTTATGTGTTTGGACAAAACATATTGAATCAAGGGCTAGGTTACATCAACGGTTTGTCAGACCAATTGACCACAGTAGGTCTAGACATTACTAACCTGCCCGATTTTCCTTCTGTTAGGACCACAGTCACACAAGAAGAAACTGTGACCACGTTTTCCAGTTTTGTGGGAGAAATAGAATTTCCCACCATAACCGAAGTGGTCACTACCCAACCGGTGACTGGCAGCAGTCCCACAGTGGTTCTAAACATCTACAAAACTGTGACAGGTAGTAATTTGGCAATAGTTGCTACGGCTGCAAACATAACAACCAGTAGCAACAGCACAAACCAGCTATTGTCCTTGGCCGATTATCTTGACCTTCAAAAAGTCGTATCTGCAGATTTATACACAGCATTAGGCGCCTTGAGTATAAGAACATTCGACGAGTTTGGTCAATATCTTGGAAAAAAATTAGGACAGGCTCGATTTAGATCCTGGACAGAAATGAGTAGATTTTTGTTGTCGTTGGAAACCCCGGTTCTGTCTTACCTGCCCACAGGGGCCAACACTAACATACTTTATAACAATACCATTACCACCTTAAATAATCAATTTGGCGTAGGATCCGGTGCCTTGGGCAATCCTGTTATAATTGATTATCTTGGTGCCTGTGCCGGCGATCCATATACCAACAAATTTTATACTATCAATCTCAACTACAATTCCTTGGCCAGCTCAGCCGGCATTACCACACCTCTGGCCAATCTCGATCGAGCCATCATTGATTACAGCAATGCCTATGCGGCCTATCTGGCATCAGAAATTCCCGAAAGCAGTCCAGGTGCCATGGATGGAACGCCACCCGATCCATTGTTGTTGTTGCCATTCACCATTGTCACGTCAAATGTGACCGCAGTAAATTCGGCCTTGAGTTCGTTGCCCACCACTGGTGTGTTGGCCGAAGCAGTCGCATCTTGCAACACCGGATGGTATCAAATGTTGAATCGTATATCAACCGAAGTGGCCAATCTGAATCGTGCTGCTGTGGTGTTCACTTCTGGTACCACCTTGGGACTTTTGAGTTTTGCCGAAAACATTGGCCAAACAGCCAGTGACAAACAATCAACCGAAGGATATCAATTTTTCGCCAATATCATGACCAATGATGCAGCCGGTGACTCAATTCGAGCCGCGGTTGCTGAAGTTATCAACACTCAGGCCTTGACCGGAGTGGGTGTAAATATCTACAACAATCCCGACCCCAGACTCAAAATCTATCAAAGTCAAGCTCAAAATGTGCCATTAACCACGTACTTATCCCAGAATAAGTAGGGTTTTAACCACTGTTTTTTGGTTTGAACGATACTTACCTTGACTATTTCTCACTAATATAGTAGTATTACTAATAATCTCGATACTTAAATAGAACTACGAAGTCCAAGACCAGGAGGAATTATATGATCGCAATTTTGGATAAGATTAAACACCTTGATGCTGTTCAACTAGTAAAAACATCAATGCGTTTAATTTGCTTTATGGCATTGGTTGCTGTTGTGGCAGTTGTGACCAATACCAAACTACAAACTCTCAAAGTCAACAATGAGGTTTATCGTCAGGGATTTGTGAGTGCAGAAGATCGCACTCGCCAACTTGATTGTCTGACACGCAACATATACTATGAAGCTGCTACTGAACCTTTTGAAGGCAAAGTGGCAGTGGCTCAAGTCACAATGAATCGTGTGGAGGACGGACGTTTTGGCAAGGGTGTGTGTGACGTTGTGTACAAGAAAAACGTCATCATGGAACGAGTGGTTTGTCAATTCAGTTGGACCTGTGATGGGGTCAGCCGAGTCAAACCAATCTATCAAGCACACTATCGTGAAAGTGAAGAAGTGGCCAAAAAAGTTCTCCTAGAAAACTTTCGTTTACCCAGCATGAAAGACGCCATGTACTATCATGCTGATTATGTGAATCCACGTTGGGGCAAACCACAGGTGGCCAAAATTGGTCGTCACATATTTTACAAGGAAAACCGATGAAATTTGATATCAACAACTTCAAGCCTGCCATCAGCAGATTTTTTAATCAGCACTTTGGTCAACTCAGTGCTGACACGCTGGGTTGGTTGGCTCCCATTGTAATTCATTGTGCTACCATACCCAGCCTGTTGGCCTTGCTCACAGGACTCTCAGACCGGACTCCACCCATTGATGTGGTGTTGTTCATCTGGGCCGGTCTGGTCTTGTTGTTTGGTCGTGCCATTATACTCAAGGACATGTTTAACATTATCACTATTGGCACAGGATTTATTGTGCAAGCGGTCATAATGGCCCTGATTTTGTTCAAATAAATGTTTGTGGAAATCCTCGGACGTATCAGTAGCATTGCTGTGAGACATCGTGGTAAGAAGTACACGCCCGAAGGTCTCACGCATTTGATCAGAATGCAGTTTCGTGATCCACAGTTGCAATTTCGCACACAACGCAACAGTCGAGTGGCCCCAGGAAATTTCTGGATCGGCGGTGAGTATCGTTGCACTGACGACGAACAAGATGAGCCCTGCATCACAATAACCTTGGCTTTTCCCACTAAAGAAAAATCTTCCGCGATTGACAGCAGAGATTGGAATCATCTAGCTTTTCATATCGCAGATGTGGTCACGCATGAATATCTGCATCAGTGGTACAGTCGCCAACGTGGTTATCGAAATGGTCCCGGATATCGTGAGCGTACCAATTTGTACTACAGCGAAAGCATGCAGGACTATCTGGGTTGCGAAGACGAAATACAGGCACACGCTTTCAATGTGTGTAGTGAAATGATCGTCTACAATCGTAGCATGGAACGCACCAAGACCTATCGTTTGTATCAACGCCATTTTCGTGACGATCCAAAAGTAGTACTAAAACTAAAAAAGCAAGCCGTTAAATATATTAAACGATGGGAGCAAAGCAATGAGCAAATTAGCCCAAGATCAAGAAGTCACAATCGATGATGTGTTTGACACAGAAATAACCGAAGATGATTATGGTTTTATAGTAGGTCCCAACGGTGAACTGAAGTCAGTTTTTCTTCCTGACACGTTACCTTTTAAAACGCACAAGCGAATCCAGCGTATTCTCAAAATATTTGGTATCACTGACCCGGCACAATTGGACAGTACCACCTTGCATTAAGCGGTTGACCCAAAATTCCCAAAATGCTATAATAGCAGTATGAATCAACCAATAGCATTTTACTTCAAATGGGTGGCCACAGTGATAACTTTGACTGGTGCAGTATTTGCCAGCGTAGGCGTATACCCACTCAGTGCCATAGTCCTAAATACCGGCAGTTTTTTGTTCCTGATCTGGGCGTTTTTGATACGTGATCGGGCCATGATCACAGTAAATGCTGGATTATTAAGCATATACACCACAGGTTTGCTGTATAAACTGTTATAAATCAATGACTTACAGTGGTTGACTCGAAATTCCCGAAATGTTATAATATATGTATATTAACTAATAAGGAGCTGGAATGAGTAAAGTAATATATTTTGCGGGTGTCAGTCGTGTCAACGGTGAACTAAAGTTTCGTACTGCTGCCAGTCCAGCTCGTTTTCAGCAGTTGGGCAAACTAGGCGACACAGATGTTGAGATGGTCAATGTCAATGTTGAAACTAAATCACAAGCCGCCAAAGAATTGTTGGCTCGTAACTTTGCCAACGGTCGTGCAGATATTGAAGCATTGTTGGTATCAGTGGCCACTGACGACAATCCATTTGCCAAGCCCAAAGCTGTCAAAAAAGCAAAAACAGTGGTGGTCAAAAACGTCAAGGTCAAGCCTTCTACTGCCACTGCCGCAGACTTTGACAAGCCATTGACTCCCAAAGAAGCAGCCAAGGTGCGTGCCGAGTTTATGAAGAAATTGCGTGCCGTATATGAAGCGAACTAAAAACAGTCACATGCACTATCACCACGGTGATCTGGTAACCGAGGCTTTCATAGCCGGGCTACCAGAACTGTATCGTACAGTCAAAGAGTATCCTGGCTTGAGAATGGTACCCATTGATCGTGTGGATGCAGTGCGAACTGGACTGCAACAACTGGGCTATCAGGTGCGTATCCGCTATCGTGGTCCGCATTTGCCCGAACACGACACTCTTAAATCTAATGCTCGTGCCTTTACTGTTTACTTCAAGGAGTAGTCATGCAATCACATTATGTATATAACGGATATGAATATTGTCCCTGGGACGATGTAGAACCAGACAATATCAAGACTTTTCACGAGTGCTACAAAGATGGTAAACGTGTCCGCATGCCGGTTGACTTTTATAATCATAGCCCGTATAGTTTGATGAACTACGATGAGTTTGTGAAACACGTCCAAACTGTGGAAGTTTTTATACAAGGATAACATGTATTTTTGGCGTCTATGGCTTGCCCTTGCTATGCTGTATTTTGTTATTCACGTGACTGTGGGTTACCTGCGGTGTGTGGATCAAATGTGCCCAGGCGACAGAGAAGACAATTGGGTATTGGAGTTTCGTGACGAAGACACCGGTGAACCCATGATCAAGATAAATGGCAAAGTCATAACTAAAAAACAGTGGTTGCAGGAACAGTCTGGGGAGACAACAAAATGATCACAGTGATAGGCTACAAAGACGGCATAGAATGCAGGCACGAACGGTGCTACGACATATGGAGTGCTGATCAAACAGCCGAAGAAATGAAAGAATGTACAAACCTGTACGATCAAGTAGAAATAGTCATAACGGAGGAATCAAATGGAAAAGCCTGATGAACCCTTGTATAGCATACGCTACACTATTCCCAAAAAAGACATACAAGAATTCTTAGATCACTTACATACCATGCAGTTTGATTACCTGGAGCAGGCTGTGGAAGCCAGTAAATACAAAGATGCCCGGGCAGTTATCAAACATATCATGGAGATGAAATGACAGATTCAGAAAAATTAATCAAAGATTTTTTAGAAGATCGTGTTCGACTAGAAGACTTGACCACAGAACAGTTGGACACAGTGTTGGATGAACTGATCGAGATAGGTGAAAGCCTGCTCAACACAGACAAACACGAAGCCGGTGTGGCCATACTAACGGTGCTTGATGCGGCCATAGACTTAAAATCCTTGGACGCTACAGATGTGGGATTTGAGCAGGCCATCCAGGCCGCCGAAGCACGTGGAAGCACCTATTGGGAATTTGAGGAATATCTTGTCCACTGAACTAAAACGCATAGGTTTCTGTTGCAAATGGCTAAATGATCCGTCCGAATGTGGCGGCATGAAGGTCAATGCTGTAGACCGTGAACTGAACGGACGTAGCACCACCATGCGTTGGTTGCGTGAACATCCTGATCTAGCTGAACAGCGGCAGTGGGACATCATGAATCACAACGCCGCAGCCGCGGTCAAGTTGATTGAACGTGTGGCCACATTGCCGGCAAATCGCAGGATGGTGCGTTTAGGCAGTGAGATGTTGCAGGGCTATACCGAAAAGGACTGGATCAACTGGTGGCAAGATAAAGCAATACAGGATCACCTGGAACGTATCTTTGCACCAATTGGCGAAACAGCACGTAGACTAGATGTGCGTCTCAGTTTCCACCCTGGACAGTTTTGTGTACTGGCATCAGAGAATCCGGGCATTGTGGAAAGATCAATACAGGAGTTTGAATATCATGCAGATATGGTCAGATGGATGGGATACGGTCGGACGTTTCAAGACTTCAAGATCAATGTCCACATCTCGGGTAAACGAGGTCCCGAGGGTATTCGAGATGCCCTCAGACGGTTATCTCCCGAAGCAAGAAACTGTATCACTATCGAAAACGACGAAAACTCCTGGGGAGTCGACTCAAGCCTTGAACTTGCCAAAGACTGTGCATTGGTTCTTGACATACACCACCACTGGATACGCACAGGTGAATATATACAGCCCACCGATGATAGAGTTAAGGGCATAGTTGACAGCTGGCGTGGTGTGCGTCCGGCTATGCACTATTCGGTTAGTAGAGAAGATGTTTTGGTAGATCATGCTGTGGATCAAATGCCCGACCATGCCTTGTTATTAGAGACTGGCTACAAACGACAAAAGATGCGAGCACACAGTGACTTTTACTGGAATCCAGCAGTCACAGACTGGGCCTTGACGTTCTGGAATCAATTTGACATACAATGTGAAAGCAAAGGCAAAAACTTGGCCAGCGAACAGGTATATAATCGTGCTGTAGAACTAGGATTAGTATGATAACTCTAGTAGTAGGAGATGTCACTGAATACTTAGAACAGGCAACTCGACAAATTAGCCAAGATGCTAAATTAATTACACAAAGTAATCACAATGACATAACTGATGGAACTTATTATGTCAGCTTAGGTGACTTTGCAAATTCGCAAGATTTTATTCAAACCCTAGACAAAGCTCACACACTAATCTACTGTCCTCCAGGAATTTGGAGTGATCAAACTAACTCCGGCAGCATGATGAAATTTTGGACAGAATACTATTTGATGTGTTATCTTAACCAAAAAAATGTAATACATAACAATCAACTACCGTTAATGAGTGAAAACAAATCAACTATGTTGGCCTTGGTTGATACCAGAAAAAGCCAGGAATACCAGCTTTGGGTCGGCGGTTGCAGTATCAGTCATGGTATTGGTGTTAAAAAAAATCAAAGATTTGGACAGCTTTTGTCAGATGCTTTGAATTTACCGGTGAGTTTTTTAACCAAAGGTGGGTCATCGATCCAATGGGCCGCTGATCAAATTTTAAGATCCGATATTCGTCCCAACGACATTGTAGTGTGGGGATTGACTAGTTTTACAAGATTGCCCTATTATTCAAACGGTAAAATACATCATATCACTCCTCAGACCTATAAAGATAATTTAGAATTCAACAAAATTATTCCACTTGATCAGCTGGATGGCGATAATATTACATATCAGAATCTTGCAAAGATATATGCTGTTATTAATTTTTGTCAAAAAATACAGGCCAAACTTTTTTTGTTTGGGATTCTTGTTGATCATCAGATGTTGAAATGGACAGCTGATTTACCAGACTACAGACAATTACATGGATGTTTTGATTTTATGCAGAACTTATTTATAGATCTTGGGTCTGATAATACTCATCCCGGGCCCCGTATGCATCAATGGTATTGTGATCAAATGTTGAAAACAATTCAAGCACATTTAACTAGCTAAAAACTTATCTTAAATACTTCAAGCCCGCATAAAGCGGGCTTTTTTGTTTAGCCATAAATACACAATAATAAGGTTAAACTCATGCCAGCTTTTGCAAATGTCTATTTAGGTGCCGCCCCAAACGATCTCACTGGTGATACGTTACGCAACGCATTTCAAATAATCAACACAAATTTTGCTAATATTGCCTCGGGCAATGCTAACATTACCATAAATGCACCTGTTAGAACCGTGGCCGGACGCACCGGCAACGTGGTGTTAACAGTCAACGATGTACTGGGTGCAGCCAGCAACGCCTGGGTAAATGCCCAAACCACAGCAGCCAACACCTATGCTAATGTGTTGTATGCTACTACAACCAGCAACATAACCAATAATGTGTATGCCCAGGTGTCGGCAAATTTGTCCAGTAACATTGCCAGCATTGCCAACGCATTGATTGTTTCTGGTAACAGCTTGTCTCCAGTCAATGCCAACGTGGCTCAGACCAATGCCAATGTTGCGGCAGCCAATGTTCGCATACAAAACATTGAAGCCAATCTAGGCGGAGTCAATACCAGTGTAACCAGTTTGGTTGCAGCCAACATAGCTCTCAATGCTAACCTGGGTACAACCACCACAAATATCACAACCTTGTTGGCCAATGCAGCCACACAATCCAGCGATATCTTAACCAACACCAATCGCGTCACAGCGGCCAATGCTAGAATTGTCACTCTGGATGCTAACCTGGGTACAGCCACCACAAATATCACGACCTTGTTGGCCAATGCAGCCACACAAGCCACAGACATTACCACCCTGTTTGCCAATGCGGCCTCACAGTCGTTATCCTTGGCGGTGCTCACAGTAAATGCTGCCTCACAAGCAGACACACTTGGTACACTGACAGCCAACACCGTGGCACAACAAGTGATCTTGGCCTCCTTGCAGTCCAATGCACAAGTCCAGGTGGCTGAATTACAATCTCTGTCCAGCAATGCCGCTGCACAAGGTAACCTGATTAATTCTATTTCTGCCAACCTTGGCACTGCCACTACCAACATTGTTAATCTGCAGACTGATGTGGCCAGTTTACAAACCAACCTGGCTCCAGTGGGAAATCTTGTGGCCAATGATGCTGCTCAAGCCACAACAATTAACAGTATACAAGCTAACCTAGGTACAGCCACAACCAATATAGCCACAGGAGTAACAGAAACAAATAACCTACGTGCCAACATCACAGCCACCAATGCGGCCATTGTTACCGCCAACACAGGAATGAAGAGCTATGTGGATTCTGTAACCACAGCCTGGACAGCCAATGCTGTGACACAGACCGTGCAGATCAACACTATTAATTCTAATCTTGGCACCACCACTACCAATATCAATATCCTGTTTGCCAATGCTGCTGCACAAGCTGACCAATTGGATTTTTTGATAGCCAACGTGGGTATCTCGGCCATAAACGGTAACTTATTTCGTGCGTTTTCCAACGCCAATGCTGCAGCACAGTCTAGTACAATGATTCAAATTCAAAACACTGCAAGTTCATTTCAAGCCTATGCCAATGCCAACCTTGACAGTCATACCACTGGTATCAGCACAATCAACGCCAATCTTGGTGCATATCAAACCTATGCCAACAGCAAGATAACACCTATAGCCAATCTCGATGCTGTGATTGGTAATCTAATCCCCATCACCAGCAATCTTTACAGCATTGGTAGCGACAGCAAAAAGTGGAAAGAATTGTTTACCGGCGGAAACATACAATCCGCAACTTTTATTCTGGCAGGAACTAGCGTACAAACACCACTAACCGAAACTGGTAACATAACTTCCAACACCGCATTGATTTACAACGAAGCTCTGGTAGGCAACATCCGAACTGTGGACGAGTTTGGTCTGGCCAATCTGGGCAACATCATAACATCCAGTGGCGTGTTCTGGGCCAATGGTGTCAGTGCATTAAGCACATATGGTAATGCCACTGTGGCCACATACTTGCCAAGCCACACCGGTAACGCCACAGCCGGCAATATCACAGTCACCGGCAACATATCAACAACCAACATCACACTAAGTAGAGTGGTACAGTTGGCCAATCTAAGCCAAGCACAAGTGGCCAACATTGCTCCAAACAACGGCATGATGGTATACAACCACACTTACGGCAATGTACAAGCATACACATCATTCTTGGGTGGTTGGGGTAATGTTGTGGTAAGCTAATTTAACCAATAAGTACAATATGAGAATAACAGACATTATCCGCGGAGTATTAGATCTAGTAGATGCTACAGCGGCACCTGCACAACCTGCTCCTGATGCCATTGCCGCCTTGGCTGTTGCACCCGATGAGCCCGTGATGCAGATCGCCGTGGAACCAGAATCACCAGAACCAGACTTGTTGGCAGTGATCCAACAGTTGGCCGGACTAGAGGCGCCAGAAGCTGATTGCGGCATACAAACACAGTACGCCAATGAGCCCAGCGAGGTCGTTGCTCCTGTTGGTGCTGCTTTTCCAGGTGGTGATGATGTACACAGTCGCAAAAACCCTGCAGACATCCGTACCAATGCTCCCAGCATGTATCCAGGCTTCCAAGCGGAGAAACGCTGATGGCTAACATTACTGTCACTGTTCAAAGCCTATTAAACACAGCCTTGTATGACAGTTACACTATCGACAATGCTCAAACAGTTGCACAATTAAAAACCGCTGTTAATTCAGCACGTGGTTTCAACAGCACCTGGTATGATTTGGTCGCAGGTAACATACTAACAGAAAGTTCAACGCTGGCCAGTCTAGGTATTGTTACAGGCACACAACTACGCACACATAACAAAATTGCTCGACTGGGAACACGTCAAGCACGTCAAGAAGCCAAACTAGCACTTGCTGGTTTGGACCGAGTAGCCAGCAGTGAAACACGAACAACACTGACAATCAACAACTTGCCTACCAAGTATTCTGGTAATACTTTGGTAGACAATGCCAATACTGGAGGATTGGTTCTTGGCCGTCCCTGGAGCTAACCATGGGCGTACAGAATCCTAACAGCACCAACTACGTTCATCCCAATGAACCTAACCTATTAAATGTTCACAAAGCATTAACCTATTCGGATGGTGAACCACACCTACGTGTGACCCTTGGGTCTGACAACATCACAGTAAGTGGTAATGTCAATGTACTTGATGCTGTTAGAGTCAACAACACCGAAGCACAACGTATACCGGTATATCTTGTTGGCAATGTGTTGGTTGTCAACCAAGGCACAACACCTTGGGTAACAACCGGCAACGCCAATGTTACTGTTACGGGCAACATCACTGGTATAACAACCTTGCCCTCAATCACAGGCAATGTTAGCGTCACAGGTAACGTTGCAATCTTGGGCAACATAGTTGCTATAACAACACTACCAGCCATCACAGGCATCGTAGGAGTGAGTGGTAATGTAAACATTGGTCAACTGCCAGGTATCACTGGCAATGTGAGCATTACACAAATGCCCGGTGTTACCGGTAATGTAAACATTGCTGATGGCGGTGGCAGTATTACAGTAGATGGCAATGTAACTGCTACATTAACAGGAACCAGTACATTTACCCTAGGCTCAGGATCAACTGATGCGTTTGGTAGACTGCGTGTCAGCGAACCATACACATTGTTCGACAGCAAAGCAAGATACTACGATCACAGTGATTTCAGTAATGTCAATGCCACTGGTGGAACAGTAGTATATGATGCTGATAGTTCCACATACCTATTGAACGTAACTGCCAGCAGTGGATCTAGTGTCATAAGAGAAACAAAAAGAGTATTTCCTTATCAACCAGGTAAAAGTCTGTTGGTGCTAACAACTTTCTGTATGAACACACCCAAGACCAATCTACGTCAACGTGTGGGGTATTTTACTACCAACAATGGTATCTACTTTGAAAACGATGGTGCCTATAACTATTTGGTAATAAGAAGTTACAGTAGTGGTGCGTTGGTTGAGGATAGGATAAGACAAGATGCTTGGGACAATCCATTTGCCGCATTAAATGTAGATAGAACACAGATATTTTGGACAGATATAGAATGGTTAGGCGTGGGCTCTGTTCGTTGTGGTTTTGTCGTCAACGGTGCCTATGTGCTGTGCCATACGTTCCATCATGCCAACGTAGCAGGCAATACCACTACATATATGACCACTGCAACATTGCCAGTGCGTTATGAAATAACAAACACAGCAGGTACCAGTGGTGACAGTATGATGCGACAAATTTGTTCCACAGTTATCAGTGAAGGTGGATACAATGCTTTTACTTACAGTGAAACAGCCGGGCGTGGTACTTCGGTATTGAGACTATCTTCGGCAGGAACATACTATCCCGTAGTTAGTATCAGATTGGACAGCACAAGATTAGATGCTATTGTGTTGCCCAGACAAGTGGATGTACTAAGTCCTACTGTAAACTACTATCGTTGGAAATTGGTATTAAATCCTACCCTAACTGGTGCCAACTGGGCAGGAACCAGTAGTTCGGGAACAATAGAATATGACACAGACGCAACTGCCTTATCAGGCG